ATTTAGAAGGGCTGCTGATACTAATAGAGGAAATGTAAGTTCACACTTTGTACCAAAAGTAGGTATAACAGCAGGAACCTACTAATGGGTAGGTATGCTTCTGGAAGATTTGCTTTACGTATTTCAGATCGAGATGGACAAGCTTATCCATATAATGAAATGGTTCAGGAATGGACAGGAGCCTGGGTTCATATTTCAGAATACGAGCCTAAATCTCCTTTATTAAATCCTACGAATCATCCAACAGATGCTCAATCCTTAGCACATGCTAAACCACAAGTTGTTTCTGCAAGAGTTTTTTTAGGGGGACCACAAGGTCCTGCTATAGCTAATGCTGATGACATACCACTAGGACAATATAATAGTGGTGGAGATGGATTGGCTGTTAATAGTTTTCAAACATTAGATGAAACTTTCACTGCTTATCATGCTAATGGAGTTAGCTATGTAGGAACTAGAAAAAGTATGATGCCTTTAAGTGCACAACAACCTAACAAGAAAACACAATTGATCTCTCGAACTGGAAATGTTACAGTGAGTACATCATGACCGAGTATTCTGATTTAAATAATAATGTAAGAAACTACACGGAAACAGATACTAATGTTTTATCTGATGCTATTATTTTACCTTTTATAGAATCAATAGAGGATCAAATTTTAAGAACGGTTGATCTTACTTATTATCGTAAATATGATTATGCTACATTAACTATAGGTAATCCTTTTTTACCATTACCTGGTGATTGGCAAAATTCACGGTATGTACAAATTTATGATGCTGCTTCAGCAACTCCTGACAGAACTTACTTGCTACAAAAAGATATTTCGTTTATGAATGAGTATTGGCCTGATAGAACAGCAACAGGTACCCCTAAGTATTATGCTATGTGGGACGATAACACGCATTATCTTGCGCCAACCCCGAACGTTGCTCTTAATACGGAGCTCGCATACACGTACAAGCCTGATGGCTTATCAAGTACACAAACGTCTACTTGGTTAAGTCAAAATGCTCCAAACGTGCTTTTATATGGTTGTATTTTACAAGCACTTGGATACTTGAAAGGTCCCGCAGATATGATACAATATTATGATAAAATGTTTAACGAGTCTGTACAGGCTCTCGCAACATATGAGATGGGGCGTGACCGTAGAGACGAATTTCGAGACGGCGTTATTCGTATCCCTCTCGAGTCAAAGAACCCATAGGAGGTCAACATGGCAATAACTCAAGCTGTTTGTAACAGTTTTAAAGTGGAGATTCTGAAAGGCTTGCACAATTTTACGGCAACGACAGGGAACACTTTTAAATTAGCGCTTTACGATTCAGAAGCAACATTAAGTAAATCAACTACTGTCTATGCAACAGGAGATGAAGTAGGAGCATCAGGAACATATGCTGCGGGAGGTGGAGCATTAACATCGGTAACACCAGTATTATCTGGCGATACGGCTGTTTGTGATTTTTCACCTGACTTATCATTTACCAGTGCAACTATTTCGGCTCAAGCTGCAGTAATTTACAATTTTTCTACAGTATCAGGATTAACTACGAATGCTGCTGTTTGTGTTTTAGATTTTGGTGGAGTTAAATCTTCATCTGCTGGAACATTTACAATCACATTCCCTGCTGCTGAAGCAACTGCTGCAATTTTAAGAATAGCGTAGGAGATAAGTTATGGCTTCCGTCCAAGGATGGGGCCGACAAGCCTGGGGCGATGGTAATTGGAATGAATTTGGTCCAATACCTGTTACAGGGATTGGCCTCACGGCATCTAATAACGATGTAACTGTTACTACTGATCAAGTTATTTCTGTCACTGGTATTGGATTAACATCTAATACTAACGATGTAACTGCTACAGGTATTGCTGAGGCAGTAATATCTGCAGGTGTGGTTGCTACATGGCAACCTATAGGTACGTACGTTGTTCAGTCCGATTTTATTTTTCCTATTACAGGAAATTCCGCAAGTAGTGCTGTTGGTACAACAAGTCAAAGTGTTGATATACGAGTTGGATGGAATAGGTCTACAAATTTAAATACAGGTGCACCTGTTGGTTGGGGCGATGAAGCATGGGGAGCTATAAGTAATTCTCCTAGCGCTACAGGAAATGGTTTAACATCGGGTGTAGGAAGTATAACCGCTACTACGGATCAAATCATATCTCCAACAGCCGCAGGATTAACTACTTCTATTGGAACATATTCAATTACAGGAGACGCTGGAATAACTATTGTAGCAGCTTCTGAACCAGAATTAGATGCAAATACGGGATCAGTTGATATATCAATATCTCCAACAGTTGAACCTGCAGGTCAGGTAGCTACATCTGCTGTAGGGGATGTATTAACATCTATTTTTGTTACAGGAGTTAGTGCAACGGCAAGTGAAGGTGATGTTACTCAAGAAACAAGTTACATGGCTCCTAGCGAAGAAGCATCTACTTCTGTGGGTACTCTAAATATTCAAACAGATGTGGTCTTTACAATAACAGGAGTTTCTGCTACAAGTAGTACTGGAACATTAGGCGGGATCTTTTGGTCACAAGTCGATGATTCTAACAGTTCTCTGACTTGGAAAGAAGTCCATAAGGCTGCATAAAAGTTTTGACAAACTTTATAATAATCAATAAAACTTTATTAGGAGATTAAATGGCATCAACTTATTCAACAGGTCTAAGAATAGAGCTTCAAACTACAGGAGAAAATTCTGGCACTTGGGGGACTATTACCAATAACAATTTTTCTCAAGTATTTGAATTTGCTATTGCTGGAGTTTATGCGGTACCTGCTATTACGACTGGAACATCAACTACTTTAACAAATAGTGATGGACCACAAACTGCAGCTAATAATCAAGCAAGACAAAATACATTATTATTTAGTGGAACTGTATCGACAACTCATACTGTTCAATTCCCAGCTACTCAGAAGACATACGGACTTTACAATAATATTTCAGGCGGTGCAGACATATCTGCAAGGTTAGGGGCAACAGGTAATACTATTACCGTTACTAATGGTAAATATCGTTTAGTTTCAACAGATGGAACAAATTGGTATGATATATTTTCTCTTGCTGGATTAGGTGAAGCATGGGTAGAAAAAACAAATTCAGATTCTCCTTACACAGCATCTGCGGGTGAAAATATTTTTGTAGATTGTTCAGCAGCGGTTGTTACAATTACTCTTCCTGCATCTCCGTCCATAGGAGATCAGGTTAAAATTATAGACGGCACAGGTAGTGCCGCTACTTATAACATTACAGTTGGTCGTAACTCTAAAAAAATTCAGGGTTTAACATCAGATCTAACAATTAGCACTAACAATGCAGGTATAGCTCTGGTATATTACGATACAGATAATGGGTGGAGGTTGAAATATAACGACTAATGGCTAACTTACAAGATATAACAAACAGAAGTGAAGTAGGCGCAATTAAGCCTTGGACAAAAACAACTGCTCCCGCAGGTTATGTATTATGTGACGGAGCAGCAATTTCAAGAACAGATTATGCAGATTTATTTGCTGTAATTTCTACAACATATGGGGCGGGAAATGGATCAACAACTTTTAATGTTCCAGATCTTCAAGGTAAATTGCCTCAAGGATATGAAAGTGGAAATTATGCTATGGCAGGAACTGGCGGTGGAAATACAGTTACAGTAGCTGTGACCAATAACCAAGCTGCTACTAACTCTATTACAAATAATCAATCTGTTACTGTAACAGGAGCTATAGATAATACATCTTTAACTACGGCTCAATTAGCAGCTCATTCACACAATTCTTGGTGTAGACAGGCTCAGGTAAATCCTATTTCAAATTTTGGTTCATATCAATTTGAAAATGCTGGAACAAAAAGAAATCCAGGAGGAATGAACCAAACTTTTGATGAAATTCCAAATAATGTGTGTGTGGAACAAACAGGGTCAGGAACAGGACATAATCACTCCCATACTTTATCGGGAACTTTAACGGGAACTGTGGCTGTGACGACTGCTTTAACGGGAGCTGTGACGGCAGCAGGAACTAATTCATTTTCACCTTATGTGGTGGTAAACTATATTATAAAACATTAGGAGATATTAATGGCAATAACACAAGTAACAATAGCTGTAGGAGAACATATAAGAATAAATAATCATCAATTTTTTGATTGGGCAGATAGAGGAAATGCAGCACCAGATCTTCCGACAGGTGTAGCTGAGTCTATTCATTATGTTGTGTGGAATTCTTTAGCTGGTCCAAATGAAGTTCAAAAATGTGATGCTAATCATAGTATGATTGGAAATACTCCTCTTACTTCTACCTCTGATATTGTACACGGTTCAACAACAGTTAATGATCTTTTGGTTTGGGCAGAAACTCGTCATTTACAGGTGGAAGAAGCAAAAACTGCTTGGCATGTTGCTGGTGGCGGAGACGCAGGTACGGAGTCTGAAGGTAAGAATTGGGCGGATTACGATCCTCATTCTTTATCTTTAGAGGAAGAGCCTAATAGAGGAAAAAGTTAGAATAAACTTTTTTTTATTACCTTAAGTTTATAATGGGTTTGTTTTATAACATTATTATAATGCCTAATATGATATTCTAAGTCTTCTTTTGAAATTTTACTTTTTTTATATAAATTATCATAATTCTCTTCTAAAAAATGCACTGTATTTACAATTTTAAAATTTACCTTATTAATCATAGCTAAGGGGGTATTCGAGGCATTAATTTTTATCCAGTAAGTATTACTTTCTAAATCGTAAAGCGCTAATCCTAAAGCGGTAATAGGTCTTACGTGAGTGGGATCAGATAAATAATCATCATGTCTTGGATGAGGAACTATAATATCTATTTCAGCTTCATGGCAACAAATCCTATACAGCTCTTTCATTATATTATTAAAAATATCTGGACTTTGACCAATATGCTCTAGAACATGAGACAGCATAATATTAGATACTTCGTTATCTTTGAAAGGATATGGAAAGGTTTCTAAATCATGAACATACTCTGGATTAAAAATGTCAAACTTATCTAAATTAACATATCCCTCTATTCTTTTATTACCAGAACCTAAATTAAGTTTAATCACTTTTCATTTGCATTATTAGAGAAAACCTTTTTGATTTATCATCAGAAGCCCAATTTAAAGGCGTGTGCACAGTGTTTGCGTGCCAAATAACACCTCTATTTTCATTAAACCCAACATGAGTGTTTAAATCACCGTTTAAATAAAAACCAGTTCCCTTGTTTAAATGATTATTTCCCTTAATATAAATTATTACTTGATAATCACACTCTTCACCTAAATCACAATGAGGAAGAGGCTCTACAGTAGCCAACATAGTATAAGAACAAAATC